CATTAAATGCCATTGTTTTCTCCTATTATCGTTTTATTTATTAAGCTGCACCAACGATTGTCACGAAATCAACGCCGGTTCCAATAGCAACAAAATTCAACTGAATGTAGTTGATTGAACGAGCTGGCTTGATGTAAAGGTCACCAACGAATTGGTTGCTGTCAACAACTTGTTGTGTATTATTTGTTGAATCACAAACAACTTTAAAATCTGTGATACCACGGCGACCTTGAATATCGCGCAAGAAAGGAGTTACGAGTGCAACAAATTGTGCTCTTGTAAATTCATCATTCAATTCAAACATTGAAAATTTGGCAGCTTGTGCGATAGATTTTTCCAATGTGATGAACAATCTACGAACATTGATTCTATCAAATGCAGAAGGTTTATTCAATAAAGTTTTGTCTCCAAATAATACCGTGCCTTGGCCAGGAAAAGAAACAACTGAATTGACACCAGCTTTGTAAAGTAAATCGCGGAATGGCTTAGTTGGATTCCATGATAATTTAATAGAATTTTTAATCGCACCACGGTTGAAACCTGCTGGTGAGAACCATGGATCACGAATGTTATCGGTGTATACACACAAACCGGCAATGTCGCCGTTTAATGGTATCCAACGATATACATTGTTATATTTGTCTAATTGATATTTCCAACCAGAATCGGCCATAACATAAGACGATGTTCTACTTAATGAAGTTAACCAATTTATAATATTTGTGCTTTCATTTCCGGATTGATTAACAACGTCACTTTTTCTTGGAGAAATAAATGCAACACAATCTGCTCTACCAATTGCAATATTGTCGATTACAGTTTGTTGAACTGTAACACTATGTGCAGCAGTCAATACTAATGAAATATCGATAGATTCTTTATTTGCAAATAAATCATATCCAGAAATTATGTCACTATCAGTTGGTGCTGTTGTAACACCGCCAGTCAAAGGTCGTGTTATGTTTGTCAGTGGCCTTGCAAAAGCTCTACCTGCGGCAGTTCTATCCCAAGTAGAATTCGTTGTTGCATAATCAATAGGATCCATTGAGTAGATATACTTGGAGTTATTAAAAATTACTTGTTTATAATAATTTGTAACACCATTGATTGTTGCGTCTGATGCGGCTGAAACAAAACCATATGTTTCTAAAACTGTTCCTGCTGAACCAGTAAACAATCCGTCCTCATCAATAACAACAATGTGCATTTCGTCATTAGAACCAGCAACAGATTCTACATAATCAGATGTAGTTGGTGCTGATGTAAAATAATTTCTATATGTCCATGTAGAGAATGTTGTTGTATTTGCACAAACAGAAACAGATAAAGAGTTTCCTAAAACACCAGTATATCTTGCTGCCCAAGGTCCGTAGGCATTTGAATTGCTTGTTATAAGGAAAGTAGATTCGTAAACATCTTCATTTTTAAGAGATAGTGGAATACCTGTACCATCTGTTGAATTTCTTGCTGCTGCACCAACGGTTCTAACAGTGCTTAGGTTGTTTCCGTATGATAAAAAGTTAGCACAGGTGAAAAAAGATTCTGCTGAACTAGAATCTGGTTTACCGAAAGTACTGACTAAAGTTATTTCACTGTCAATTATTTTTATTTTATCTGCTGGACCCCATTGAAATGTTCCAGCAAATGCACCGGCCGTTGTCTGTAGTGATGGTACAACTGTTGTTGCGTCCACTTCAGCTACATTTACGCCTGGAGAGATTTGAAATGCCATTTTATTCTCCTTGAATTATTATGTTCTTTTGGCAAAATACCATAAGAGTATTTATGAAAGGCTGGTTTTATAACCTTTCAAACCTATTTTTCAAAAACTTTGCATACGTTTCTCCACCGTCCGCAAGTTCCCACATATCACCACCCACAACATCAAAATCATGTTCCAAACCGTCTTCAATGATTGGCGCCGGTAGAACATCATCGTCCATTTGATTCATATTTTCTAACTGAATCTGTTTACGGATGTCGTGATTAACAATTTCTTTAAAGTATTGTTGAGTTGTTACCCATGAAAATATGACCAAAGAAGTGACCATATCATCGTTTGCGCCTTCTTCCGCACTGAAAGAGTTCTTTTGTTGAATAAAGGTAGTCAATTCTGAATAGGTATCAAAGTCTTGAATCAACAACTTATCACCTTCGATCAAGGTTTTAAGGTTTGAACACCCAATCGCCTTGACTTGCGGTGACATTTTTAATCCCATTTGAACACCACGAGCAAAACCAGCCGATAATTGCTGCGGCTTTTTATTACCTGTAAATACTTTCCACAAATTTTCGTATTCAAAATCTGTGTGTAATGATTCTGCCACTTGTGGATTGTTATTAATTTCTACCAAAACATATGCATCATTATAGTATTTGGCTGTGTTATAGATAACTGTAGGGAATAAAATGGGTGTAATCGATGAACTCTTATAAGTTGCCACTTGTTTATATGGCGTTTGAGATATGTCAATTACAGAAAATGCTGAGCTATCAAGGTTTCTACCTTCAGAAACATCGACCGTAATTGCATACAGGTGGTCGGATTTAGATTCGTTGATGCCTTCTTTGACTGGGTGTTCATATATTTTTAACAAGTCGTGGTTTGCGATTGGATCCATGTATACCAATTGCTGCAATTTATAACCAGAAATCAATGTATTTGATGAACCTAAAAATTCAGTCTCAAACTCTTGTGAAAATTGTCGTTGAGAAGTGTTGCGAATTGTTTCTTCTTTCCATTTCTCATCTCGACCAGGTACTTGTGACCAATGTATTTCAAAGTTAACATAGTTATTCTTCTTGTTGATTGAGTCCATCCACAACTTGTAAAATAGATTCATACCGTTTGGTGTGGACACAATAATAATCTTTGTCTTTTTACCTGATGAAATTACAGGATAGACTGAGTTGAAGAATTCTTCCGCAATATTGTTTGGAACGAAAGCAAATTCGTCCAAGAATACAATGTTAAAAGAACCTCCACGAATCGCAGATGATGATGTGGATGCAGCAACAATCTTAGAACCGTTCTCCAATTCAACATTACCTTTGTTCCATGTTACAATACCTTGTTGCAACCACATAGGTAAATTTTCATATGCAAGTTGGTACTTGGACAAAATATCACGAGCCAAGGCACCTTTGTTTGCTAGAACCGCACAGTTTTGTTGGTCGGTAAATATGGTTGCCCACAACATATATGCAACTGTGGTTGTAGTTTTACCAACCTGTCGAGGACACTTGGTAATAACAAAACGATTGTCCTTGAAAAGTTTTAACATCTTTTCTTGAAACGGCCACATTTTAAAGTTGATTAGACCTTCATCAACGTTAACAATCTTGATATAGTTTTTTGCAAAATACACAGGGTCTTTGGCACATTTTATATACTCATCAACCTGTTCTTGTGTGTATTCTACCTTGACACCGGCCTTTTTGAGTAAAGGATTATCACGGTATGCTTCGCCAAATTTTAAATCAACTGTTTCAATCATTCTTTACTTTTTAAAAGTTTATTCAACTCAGCAGTAGAACCAACAAAAATTGCCTTATCAATTTTGGTATCGCCTTCTTTTTTACCGTCCATTGTACGCATTTGTTTTTGTACCGCAAGCAACTCTTTGTTTGCGTCAACCACGTTCTTTAACAATGTTGCATACACTTCAAATGCTCGTGGATGTTGTCCTGCTGCGGCAATATGTCGCAATTCTTCCATTGCATCTTTACCATTATCAATCAACTCTTGTAGATTATCTTTTGTTTGTTGATATGCATCTTCCAAATCTGTCTTTAAGTCTGGACCATCCTCAGTTTTTGTAATGACCGGCATCAAAGGTTTTTCTTTTTGTTCTACCGGTGTTACATCAAATAATTTTTCCATGTTTTTGTCAAATGTGCTCATAGTTTTTAATCAATTATAGTGAATTATAATGCTGCAATCCTAGATTTAAAATCTGCAAAATCTGAAGATGCTGCAACGATTACTTTTAAGTTGGCCAATGGCAATGCAGCGGCTCTTTGTGTTGTTCCATTTGTGAATGAAATGTTTCCAGTATTCACAATATTTTTACCACTCAAATCCAATGCTGTTGGATCACCAGAAGAAGGTATTATAATTTTACCATTTGAATCGAACTGCCATTTTTGTTGAAACGGCGTTACAGATTTTTCATAAAGTCCGCCAGGAGTTGAATATACTATTGCATTTTTTGTGTATGTATAGTCCGTATTAACTGCAATTGTTACGGTTGTGTTTCCACTACCAGCAGTTGTACTTGTTGTTGTGTTTGCTTCTGGTACGCCGACATATGTAAAAGCACCCCAAGAACTACCATTTGCACCAAGATATGTTCCTGATAGGGAACCATCTACGGGTAATTGATAAACAGTTGCGTGTGTGTTTGCATTAGCTGATGATTTTGAATAACCAATACCAACAAGATAGTCACCAGAAACATCTAGTTGTCTGTGGCCAAATCTAATTGTTTGATTTGCATATGCTATTTCGAGTGACCTTGCCCAAACCAATGCACCATTTGCATCAATCTTATATGTAATAAATGCTGATTGATTGTTTGCATCTACTGTTGCACCGTTTACATACAAGAAATCATTTTTATGTTTGATCCAATTGATTTTTGGTGTTGTAATACCAGTTATACTTCTTTCCCATAATAATTGATTATTGGATCTAAATTTGTAAATGTTAGTATTTGATGCTG